GTCTAGCCATAATCGCACCATTATCCGCTTTGTTAATCGTGCTGCGGCCGCCCGCCAATGAACCTTCATTTCTTATATCTTTATTATCATCACCTTTTGCATTTAACTGAGTTGAAGTAAACATTGCAACATCTAATTCAACCGCCAAATCTTTTAATGCGGTTGCAAACATTAACAATACTTCATCATTTCTTAATGCAAAACCTTTAAACTCATTTAGCAACGATGGCCCAATAAAAATATAATCATAAAATACATATCCAATATCATATATAATACAATTCTCTCTAACAATTGATTTTACACTTTCAATTGATGGATTTGGCATTTTAACTAAAATCAAGTTAGAACTATACTTTTTCATTAATGCAGTCGCTTGAGAAATAATACTTCTTTCTCGTTCACTAAAATCTGCATATTTAAAACGAGTTGCATTTATATCTGTAAGATAAGCCAAAATCATTGTTCTAACTTCTTTAAATCTTTGTTCTGTAACTATAAATAAAACTCGTTCATTACTTCCTTTTTGTTCCCATTCACAAGTCACACTATTATATCTAAAAGGATATGCTAAATAACAGGCATCTGCTACTGCATTCCTGGTTTTACCTACACCACTCGCGGCGGAACGAATTGTCAAAGTTCCCCTTTTAGCACCATCAATAACTTGGTTATAAATATGACCCTGAACAGGAACGCCAATTTCATATTCTACACCAAATTGATCAATTAATTCTTCAATACCTTTGTCTGCACTTTCAACTTCAATTTCTCCACCAGTTTCATATTCATTTTCTAACTTCAGCAATTTCTTTTTCATTGCATCAGTTATATCTTTTGGAGTTAACCAGTCAAAGGCTTGATTAATTTCTTGTGCTTTTGGATTCGTTAAATCTTCACAGTAAAATTCTTCTGTGTTAAAACCGCTTTTCTTTAAGTCTTTTAATAAATTAAATTTTTTGAATCTATTATAATAGAACCCAAAGTTATCAACTTCAGATAGTTCTACTATATCTTGTACATATTCAATTCCATTTCTGTCTTTAAATATTTTCGCGCCAACTGGATCTGCACTTAAATAATTTTCTATATCTATAGGCTGAATTTTTGTTGCACCATTTCGATATAAACCATCAATTGCACCAAAAATATACTTTTCAAACTTAGTTGGAAAATCTGTTATATTAAAATTATATTTATCTACTTCGCTTAATAATTGAGGGCGCTGTATAAGACTTCCGAGAATTTGTTGAACATCTCTTCGATCAATCACTCGTCATCCTCCATTTCTGCAATACTACTTAAATCAATAGCTCCCTTTTTGGGTTTACCGATTTTTCTAACAACAACTTTTTTAGGACGTTCCATGGCCTCGCGCATTTGACGTTCAATCTCTGCGATTGTACCCTTTTGCATTTGCTCTCTCTTTGCCCAATATGTACAAGACTCCCTATATACATATGGAACAATACCTATTCCACCATTTCCCTTGTCCCAATCATTTCCTTTTATATCATAAAAATATTTTAACGCAAAATAAACCCCTTTCATTGTCATCTTCTCTTTCAAGAATTTCTTTAACTGAGCTTCAACCATATGATAATTATAAGAAACTTTTAAATCACGACTAATAAAGTCATATATAAATGGTTTCCACTCTTCATCTACAAGGGGTTCTGTCTTTTTCCAATCGTGATAACATTTACGATGGAAGTAATAATTGCGGCTGGGCATAACCCAGTCATCTTTTTCTTTGTCAATTTGTTGTTTACAGATTCTACATTCCGCCATATAAATTCTCCTTTTATCCTAATTATATTATATCAAAAAAATGGAAAAAAGTCAAATTTAAAAGGAGCATTACTGCTCCTTTTCCATGTCTTTCATATCAAGTAAAACGAGATTGAATAAATCGACCTGATCTTCGGTGATTTCTGAAAGTTTAATTTTTCTTCCAAAAATCATTTCTACCTTTTTAAGAATCCGTTCAGCATTTGCGGGATCTTTACCAACTAGATTACCCCAAATAACAGAAGCTTCATCTCTAATCTTATTAAAATCAAGTGGTTCCTCAACTTTAATTTCCAGTTTATCAACTACTGTCGCGCCATTCTTATCTCTTTGTTCATCAATAGCCTTATTAATTGCAGCTACTAATTCATCATAACCAAGTTTAATCTTTGGTGCGAGATACGGGAAACGGCTGCCCGCCATTACTGTCGGAGTCTGTCTAGTATATAGCCATCTCTGACTATTACCTTCATCATCCCATTCTGTAGAAATATAACCAATAATATCTACAATCTGATTTACAACCTCATAACAACGCTTGGGCATACTCGGCGCGAGAATTTCAATCTCACTATCATCACTGGTTTTTTCTTTTCTTGTTTCAATATGAGAAATAAGAACTAAACCATACCCAAGCATTGTGATTTTTCTAAGACACTTCTCAAACTCCTTTTTAGTGGCACTGTATCCACCACCCCAAGGAATATCAGCAATTGACTGAACTCCATTCTGTGAACAGATAAACTGCTCACACATTTCATAAGCAATGGTAGTTGTATCAATTGTAATCGTATCATACATCTCTCGAGCTTCCGGTTTTTCAAGCTGACGTAAGACAAGTTTAAAGTCTGCCCATTTATTAATATCGACAGCCTTAATCCCATCAATCGCATTATAACCTTTCTCAAAAGCTATAAGAAGATTCTTTGGGAAACGGGAAGCCAAAGTGGTTTTACCCGTCTTTGGCTTACCATAAATTAAAATATACTTTCCCTTTAAATCTCTTGAAATTACGGTAGGCTCGATATTTAAAATATCAATACCAGCCATAATTTACCCCCTAAAATCCGAGATCGCTAAAACCATTATTGGAGGTTGCTGCAGGTGCTTTTCTGCTGGAAGTTCTGGACATATCTCTTTCCTTCTGTCTTTCCAGATTTGCCTTTCTCTCTGCCAGAGCTTCATCAAGGTCTGCCTTTGCAAAAGCAAAATCACCATCCAGCGGCTCCTGAGAACCACCAGTAATAATAAGATCGCTCTTATTAATTGTTCTAATCTTCTCAATCGGTTCACCAAAATCAACTTCTTCATAAGTTGTTTCAGTTGTAGAAGAGAAATCAAGTCTACCATGAGCCTTAACTGTATCACCAACTTCCCAATATGTAGAAACTGCACTGATGACACCCTCAGATTCTGCATACAGCGGAACTACATCAACTTTTCCACCATACTGCGGCATGATTGCCATAATCTTATAACGACCTGTTGGCTCTCCATTTCTATCCATTTCATCATCTTTGCTTGCAACTGCAAACTCCATGGTGAAAGTTGCTTCAGGCTTACAATCAGCCTTAGAAATCTTAGAAATGAAAGATGCATTAACTCTCGGGAAGGAAACCAGATGACCATCCGCTGCATGATATTCGTTCATTCTGATCGAACCACCAGTAATACGAATTCTATCTGCTTTTTCCTCATCACCAGCTGCCGCGATTGAAACAAAATCATTTGCAACTTTCTTGATAGACTCGAACGCCGGATTAGGAGTTCTTTTATTTGTAAGCTTCGGAGCGAACATATGAATCGGAATCATAAGCTCCTTATCTTTACCACTAATTTTCTGATTCACTTTAACAGTGATGGTTCCACTAAGCGCTTCTTCATCCTGTCCATTCTTCTTAAAAGTAATCGGCTTAATATCAATTTCTGAAAGGATACCTTCAATTTTTACTCTATTCTCTGCTTGTCTTAACATTCTTATTTCTCCTATTTTTAAACCTTTAAAAAGAATAATAGAAGGAGGCTAAAAAGCCTCCATTACAGTTCTATTACTCAGCGTCTTCGGTAGGAACCCAAGCCATGCCAGCGTCGCTCAGAACGACATATGTAACAGGCTTCTCCATGCCTTCAACTTCAACCTTTTCTCTAGCAGCAAGCTCTTTCTTGGTCAGGTCAGTGACGTTCGCGCCAACGGATCTTTCGCTTCTGCCAAGAGCCTCAGCCAGCTCCGCGATCGAAACCTTTCCACCATTAGTCTTAACGTAGTTCAGTACTTCCATGCTCTTTTCTGTCAGCTTCATAATGTAATTCTCCTTTTTAATAAAATATTTAGTAATTAGTTTTCGGAAAGTTCTCTTAACTTTCTATATATATTATATATTAATTTTAATAATAACTCAAATTTTAAAAGCTTTAAAATTTTAAAAAGTTAATAAACCGATGACCTTTGAGTTATTAAGTTTTATAGATTTCGTGCCTTGCGCGCCTTTGGATAGAAGATTCACTTCATTTAAATTGATTTTAATCTGCGCGTTTGACGAAACTATAATTGTTTCTTTTTGATTTTCTAGTGCGGCGAAGTGTACTAACCTATCATCTGTGTCATTCAACACATGGATTTTACTACCTTTAGTTCCTCTACCAGTTACTACAAAATCTTTAATTGAAGTTCTTTTAATATAACCTTTTTCGCTTACACTTAAAAATTCTTTTGTATTGTTATTGATAACTTGAGCACAAACTAATTCATCACCTGTATTTAAGGTAATCCCTTTAACTCCTCTTGCCACTCTTCCAATAGCACGAATGTCTTTGGTTTCACACATAATGAATTGACCTCGCGCAGTCATCATTCCAACTCGCTCGTTATTTACAAAAAGAATAGAAACAATTTCATCATCTTTATCTAAATTTAAAGCCTTTACACCACTCTTTCTTCGTATATTATACTCAGAAAGTCTACTCTTCTTTAAAATGCCCTTTTTTGTAAAGAAAATTATGAATTCTGCTTTATTCTTTTTGTTTAAGAAGACTAAATCTTTAATTTGTTCATTTGAATTAAGTTCAACTAAAGATTCAATTGGAATTACTTCTTCAAATGGAAGCTCTCCTGGAGTTATATGATAACAGTTTCCTTGATTTGAGAACAATAAAACTGTATCCAGATTTGTTCCAGAAGCAGTAGCAACAACATATTCTCCTTTGCTCATTTTAAATTTGTTTCCAACTCCACCACGCTTTTGAGTATAGAGTGTAGAAACGGTTGTTACATAGATATTGTTTTGGTTTGAAAGGTTAATTAAAAGTTCTTGTTTTTCTTTTGGTTCATCATCTTCTTTCGATATATTTAAAACTTGAGTTCTTCTATCATCACCAAATTTTGACGCAACCTCGCGCCAACCTTTAATCAATTCTTGATTAAACAACTCTTCATTTCTAATTATATTATAGATAAAATCTCGATCTTTTTCAAGTTTTGACTTTTCAGATTTTAATTTTTCAACTTCTAAATGCGCCAGTCGAGAAAGTTTAATATCAAGGACTGCTTTTGCCTGCACTTCATCAAGAAGATATTCCTTCATTAGTCGCTCGCGCGCCTTCGACGTAGACTCAGAAGTTTTAATTGTTTGAATTACTTCATCAATAGAAGCAATTACTTTAAGTAACGCTTCGATAATATGAAGACGGTCTTCAATTTTACGAAGATCAAATTCGAATCCACGTCTATATACTTCTTTCTCATGGTTAATATGCGCTTGGAGCATTTCTTTCCAAGTAAATACTTTTGGAAAACGTCCATTATCAAGCATTGTAAAGTTGATTGAATAGTGAGATTGGAGGGAGGTATTCTTATAAAGATATTTAAGAACTTTATCTGGATTAGCTCGTTTTGTTAAATAAATTTTAATTAACGCGGTTTTACCAGTAAGGTCATTGAATCTATCTACTCCTGGATTCTCTTCACTATTAATAATTGCTTCAAGTTCACCGCAAATTGTATTGGTATAAACTCCATATGGAATTTCAGTTACAACGAAGCAACGCTCTTTTTTATCAAAATCAACTACACTACGCAGCTTACAAGCAAAACCAGTACCACGTTTCATTGATTCTTTTACATCAGATTCGTTTAATAAGATGGCGCCCGTTGCAAAGTCTGGCGCAATATAAATATCATCAAAGCTGCAATCTGGATTGAGAAGTAGGTGTTCAAGTGCCTTATTCATCTCACGCAGATTGTATTGAGGTACTGATGAAGCCATACCAATACCAATACCCATTGTTCCATTACAAATGTTATAGAAACCTTTACTTGGAAGAACACTTGGATATTGTTTTGTATTATCGTAGTTATCGCGCCAATCTGAAATTGTATCTTTATCAATATCTCCAAAAAGAATTGAAGAAAGTTTTGATAGGCGGCTCTCTGTATATCTCATCGCAGCCCAATCGCCAGATTCAATAGGAGAACCAGCATTACCTCTAACCTCTACAAGCGGATAACGCATTGCAAATGACTGACCTGCGCGCATTATAACTCCTTCGCAAGAACTATCGCCATGAATATAGAAATCTGCCATGGCCATACCAACAGCATTAGCTGTTTTCTTGTATGGCTTATCATGAGTCAACTTGCGAGTAAGCATTGAATAAAAAATTTGGCGGGCGGATGGTTTAAGACCATCCCGTACGTCAACTAGGGCGCGAGATTGTAAAACCGCACCACTATATTGAATAAATGATTCATTAATTGTTGTTTTTAAATTAGCCATTATTCACCTATTTCAATTGTATCTTTAAAAGCTTCGTTGTAGCAGCCTCTATTATCAAAAACTCGTTTCATAAAACACATTGCAATACCTTTTTCAATGTCAAAATCATCGCCATCTTGACATTTAACTACTGTATGACCACCATCGCGCCAAACAACAGTAATAACTTTCTTTTTATTATTGATATAAATTTTATAATATGGATGAGGCTTACGTGGTGCATCAATAAGTTTTACTCTAGTAATTGTACGACAAGATTTATCCGCGCCATAACGATAACCCAAAATTTTTACTGGATTATCATAAGTAGTGCGGTCATCTACAAGAATGTCATACCAACCTCCAATAATTAAATTGTCAATTCTGGTATTGTAATCATAGGTTTTTAAACTACCCTTAAATTGAACAGTTACAATCATTTGTTCTCCTTTCTATATATCTTTAATTTTACAACTTACATCTTCATTTGCTTTTCTTACGTCATCATAAGTTATATAAATTTCAGTATCTTTATCTCTGTGGTCACTAGAACAAATACCACAAGCGCACCAATCTGGAATGATTCTATCGCACTGTTTCAATAACTGTTTTAAAGTAATATCTTCTGGCGCTTCAGCAAAGAACGATATATCACAACCATTTAATATAAATTTCATTTTATTCTCTCACCTTGCTAAAATCAACTTTTTTCATAATGAAATCTCGTCTTGGTTCTACATTAGTTCCCATTAAATCGTAAAGCAAATCAATTGCCTTTTCATCATATTCTAACACATCCATCCTTTGATATTCATCCGTAAACATAGAGGCATGTGCCGTTTCCGCTGAGAGTTCGCCCAAACCTTTCGCACGAGTTACTTCACCTTTTACTTTATTTCTAACCTTATTAAATTCTTCATCAGTAAAATAATAACTCTCTTTTCCTTTATTGTCAACAATATAAAGTGGAGAATGAAGCCAACACAAACGACCCTCACGCACAAATTCAGGAGCAAGATACTCAAGTGCTGCCATTATTAGAAGTCCGATATGAGAGCCATCACTATCAGCATCAGTACAAATTGCTATATGCCCATAACGTAATTTTGATGCATTGTATTTACCAGGCACAATATTCATAGCGCTAAGTAGCAACTTAATTTCTTCATTTTGAAAAATCTTTTCTTCTGGATTAGAAAGGCAGTTAATAATCTTACCTCTAATAGCTAAGATACCATATTTTGTATAGTCCCTTGCTTTAGCCATACCGCCCATAGCAGAATTACCTTCTACAATTAACAAGGTTGAATTTTGTCCAAGGAATTCTGCATCTTTAAGTTTATCAGAGGCAAAAACTTTTTTCTTTTGGTTTTTTTCTACTTCTTTTCCTGCATTTAAAACTGTTTCACGAGCTTTCGCAGCGGCGCGCTCAGCTTTGAACTCTCTTGTGAGAAGTTCTATTATTTGATCAAATTCATTTATATATCTGCGACTAAAATC